AGTGGTCGTGGCGGTTAAGCCGGCGCCCGTTGAAGCATCGCTCAACCAGATATCGAACACGACGGGTTCAGCGAGTGTAGCCGCATCCGGGTCGAGTGCGGTGACTGTCACTTCGCTTACATTTGAGGCAGCCGAGGCAGCCACGAAACTGAACGAGTCTAAGATTGTTGAAGTGGCGTTGAGATCGGCATCGGTCGCGCTGACACCAATCGGATTCGCAGCCGGGGCGATGGAGACTGTTTGAAGGACGGCCATTAGAGTGCCACCACCTTAAAGGTTTGGGATGCGGCGTTGATGGACGACGCGGTTGGGTTATACATCGAGATCCCGATCGTGTCAGCCGCCGTAATTCGATAGTCGAGCAAGAACAGGCCGGCATCGGAGCCGTGCTTGTTGACGACAATCACCTGACTCGTTTTCAAGCCATTGACCGTGAACGACTCTTCGACCACCGTGCCGCCCGCGACGGCAGAGAAGTCTACCGTCACGTCGCTCTGGAGTGTGTATGCGTTTGCTACGTCTGGTACAGCCATTCAATCACTCCTTTAGGAAGTCGGAGCGGGATCAAAGTCCTGCTTCTCGGTGAAATCGAGTGTGACGGAAATATCGGAGGGATCGGTCCCGCCGGTACCCGCTTCAGTGATGGTTAGAAAGGCGACATCACTATCGACAAAATCAATATTCGCGGTCGTACCGTGGACCACGGCAATCGTGACTCCGGTAGCGTCCGCATCATTCGAGTCAGCTACAATTCGCCCGCCAACTGCCGAATCAGTGATCGCCGGTTCCGTAGCGAGGCACGTAGTCCCGCCATCGGTATTCTTGGCAATCGTTACTCCGATCGTTGCCGACGAAGAATGAGTCGTGTTCACGCCCACAGCGAGCTTGACACCCGTGAGGCGCCAACCACCCGCAGAGAACGGAAAACCGATAATGCCTTCAAAGGAACCATTCAATGTTCCGGCATTATACACGGTCGCGGTGAATTGCTTGTTCGAGTAGCCTTCTTCGCGGCTCGCGTTGTCCTGTTGTTTAACTAGTCCAGCAGCCATTTTATATCTCCTTTAGCTCACGATACCGCTGGTCGCGTCGATCTTGCGAAGCCGGTAGTTGGTTGAGTCGAGAATCTTCGCCGCAAAGGTGTACTTGTAGGCGATGTAAGCGGCAATCTTGTTGGCCGGGTCCGCGGCGGAAGCGCCGGGGCGGATAACATTGACGCGGAATTTGCTTGATTGGTGATCCATCGTGCGCTGAGGACCGCGACCGGCTAGATCAACGGCACTAACCGCGCCCATGCCAGCGAAGTACACACGCCATTCGTTGGGCGAGTTGCCCGTGGCGGTAACATCGGTCGAGGACCAATACCGCACACCATCTTTGATCGCCAGCAAACCGCGATCTTCTTTCGTGAAGAGGCGTTCGTTGCCTTTTCCACCGCGTTTGACGATGTCCTGGAACCCGCCGGCGGTAGGATCGTTCAGGAAGTCGTACGCAACATACGGATGAATGAGGGCTTCAATGTAGCCACTCGACATCGGTCGGATGTTGAGACCTTCCATGAGCTGCGAGACATGGAGGCCGTCGCGCGAGCTGAACGTGGTGCCTGAAAGGGCACTGAGGGTGAACGAGGCGGCAGAGTTGTCGATCTCGTTCTTGATGATGTTGTTCGCCGTAACGGCCGCGCGATAACCCATCTGGTCAGCCGCGTTCGAGACTTCATCACTGATCGAGGTATCAATGAGAAGATCCGAAAGCGAGGCCCAATCGGCATACTGCGAAACGGTGACGGTGAACGTGCTCGATCCAAACTGGAGGCCAGTACCAACAGCGCCTTCAGTCGTAGCGGTCGGAGTAGTGTCGGCGCCAAGATTCGTGTAGCGGTAGAATTGAGCAACCGTACCGTTATTTAGGGGGAGAGCGCGATCTTCAACCAGACGCCAGAACGACTGCTTTTCACGCAGAGCGTCTTCGGCTTTCCGGTTGTACCAGACCGTCGCGAGATGCGAGGATAGTGAACTCGTGGTATTTGTTGCGGGTGCGTACATTCTTTTCTCCTACACCACAGGGCGATTGAGCCCGAGTTGGCGGTCTACGAAGGACCATTTGAAATCTCTTTAAGTATAACACAGACGATTTCGCATGGGCATATTATAGCCTACTGAATACTCCCCCCTTGATTGAGAGTTTTGTCGATATAGGCCCTTAATTCATCGGTGCCCATGTGCTGAGTGGCCGATTCGATTGCGCCCACGTCGTTCGGGACTTCGTTCCAGTTGCCTTCAGCCTGAGGCGTGAGACGCTGCGGGATGAATTGCTGGGTGGCCTCAGGGAGTGATTGTCCCTGACCGCGCTGGCTGTAATCGGCTGGCGCGGGACCTGGCGCTAGCTGGGGACCGGCCTGGGGCTGGGGCGCTTGTTCGGTGATCGTGCCTTCATGCTTGAGGAGGACATAGGCGCGCTCGAGGTTCTGACCGACGGCCGGCCAGTTGTTCTGCTGACAGAACTGGATCGCCGATTCGTACCCGTTTTCGGGAACTCCGGGATGAGACGTGTTGAACCGCTCCTTGTTGAAGTCGAGGACCTGGGAGCCCACGTTCGCTAGGGCCTGTCCATACATACCGAGAACTTCGGCCGGGTTCTGACCTTGGAAGGCGTCTCGGAGGTAGTAGTCGAGAGCCTCTTTGACCCCTTTCTCCGAATGGAGCCGGTTGAACTCCGCGTCGGCCCACTCGGGCGCCGCTTGGGGGTTCTGCTGGGCCTGGGGTTCCGGGGCCTGTTGCTGAATGGTGTCGACCTGCGCCTGGATTTCCGCCTGGTTGCCGGTAACCTGGCGACCGTCGGGGAGGCGCATCTGGAACTGTTGGGTTTCGGGTTGCGAGCCGAGTCGCGATTGGGCCATTTCGTAGAGGGTTCTCACCTCTTCGTCGGACATATTACTCAATTCGTTGGTCGTTCCCGGTGCTGGGATTCTTACCGTTTCGTCAGCCATTGAATTTCTCCTGTTCCAGTTTTTTCTTCGCGTTTAAGATACATTCGCGCATTACTTCGATTGATCGCTTAAAGCCGAATGAGAGCATCAAGGCAGGTGCTGGATCTTTTCCCGCTGCTCCCGCGGCATAAGCGGTATTCAAACATTCTTCAGCCTTTTGTTCGAGAACTCCCACGACATGCTTGAACCCGTAGTCATGCTCAAGGATCGCTATCGCATGGTTCTCATCACTTATCACTGCTCCTGGTCTGTTCACCCTTCTTTACCTCCAAGATCGCCTTCAGTCGGTCGTTCTTCTCCCCAGATAGGAGCTTAAGGATCTCGGTCGACGAACGCTCTGACCGATCCTCTGCATCCGTCTGTGACTCAATCTGAGCCACCTGGATCTGAGTCTGGTTCTTCTGTTGCGCGATGTCACGACGTGTCTGCTCAGCCTGCTGCTGTTGCTGCAATCGCGCCATTGTCTCGGGATCGGGCTGTTGGGCGAACTGGGCTTCCTCTTCGGTCATCGGGCGGTAGAATTGGTATTCTTCGCCGGTGGTGGCATCGAGGAAGAAACGATTCCATTCCTTGAAGTCCATCGTCTGGCCCTGGCCCTTGGCTGCATTCATGACGGGCTGCGAGAGAAGCGTCTGCGAGACGGGGGAGAGGATCTGTTGGAGTTCGGCTCGAGCCGCCAGCCGGGACGCGGCGGACATGATGAAGTGAACGGGGGCGCCCAGGATCGAACGTGGGACCTGTTGCTGTTCGCCAGCCGGTATCGAAGGGAGGGAGCCGGGCAACACTTTGTTCAGGATCGTCTGGGCCTTGTAGAACAGGGGGACGAGGAAATAGTCCTCGAAGTTTTCCAGGGGCGCCTGGAGCCGGCTCATTGTGCCGCCAGATTGCTGATTGATGCCACCTAGGGTGCGGTTGGCGTTCGAGGGGGTGGGGGTACCACTCTGGGTCATCTCGGAGATGCCAAATCGCCTCTGGGCACGCTGTTGGGCCATCCCGAGCATTGGGAATGTCTGCTGAACGACGCCTTGAGGCCAGGCTACCTCGATGCTGTCGCCGGATACGTCCTCGACCTCGCCAGGTGCCCAGGTGTTACGCGCGGTCGTGTTGCCGGCCATCGGGTTCCGGTAGCGAGGCGGCATGAGGGCCAGGGAGGCTTCGTCGATCTGAGCGTTCGTGAGCCCCTGGATAAGAGCCTGCTCGCCTTCGAGCATGTCCGGAATCGAGATCCCGTAGGCTTTCCCGACCAGGATCGTCGCGGGGGCGCCAACGTAGTTCTTCGTGCCGAAGGGATTCGGGGTGTTGAGAATGACCACTCTGCGGTTGAGGACCCAGATCCAGCGATCATCGGTGCAATACTTGATCACCTCGACCGGACGGTAGATGGGGTCAGGATTCACGGGAGCCTGGTTGGACGGTTGGTCGCCTCGGAATGCGCTGAGGGCATTGTCGATATCGTCTCCGGGGTGGGTGGGTGATCCTTGGGCCGCCCAACGGAGGATTGCCTTGCTGGGGATGTTGTACGGCTGGATGCCGCGGAGTTTCTCGAGATCGTCAAGAGAGATCATCGTCCGCCGCATGAGAGCCTTCGCGCGGTTGATGTCCGGATGGCCGAGCTGGGGATCGAAGTAGAAGTCCTTCACCGGGACGTTCTCGACGAAGAGGGTGGCTTGGACGGGATCCCAGCCGATCTCGGCAATACCCTCGCCGTGCTGGAGGAAGTCGCGGAGAGCTAACTTCATCTCGCGCATCGCTGTCCCACCGTTGGAATCCTGGGGGGACTCGAACTGATATTTCAGGGCCTTCTCGAGATCTCGGGCCATCTCGGGGGTAGAGAATGCCGTGGCTTTTACGCCAAACCAGCGGTCTCGTCCGAATAGGGCTCTGGAGAGGATTGGGTAGACTGACTCGACCTGGTCGAAGGTGATCGGGATTCCCAGGGCTGAACGCTTCGTCTTCTTGTCGGGCCAGAACTTCTGCTCGACCTGACCGAGGTACATCTGATCGTTGGCGATCCAGCGGTGGTCGGCGTTCCGTTGGCGGGCGGATGCCCACTGATCGAACGTCTTAACGACGGTGCTTAGTGCCCGAGGATCTCCCAGGAGCGACGGCGGGAACTTGAGTTCGGCATGCTCGAGGTTGATGTCCGGGAGCGCGGCGGGCTGCTGGGGTAGGATCATTGCTTAGCGGCTTCTTTGAGCTTTTCGGCACCGAATAGACGATCGCGGGCCTGAGTGGCTAGTTGGATTGCTCGATCGAATACGCCAAGCTCCTTGGCCTTTTTGACAGTTTTTTCCTTCTTGCTCGCGCGCGCCTTCATCTCACCCTTGAGCTTCGACAAACGCCCAAACCGGAGGGCTTCAAGGCGCTCCTCGGGGGTCAGGGGCTTATCAGCGGGCATGGTTCAAGTATAACACTAGAAGGATGAACTAGATGAGCCGCCGTAGTAGGAATTGTTTGGGCTGGCCGGGGCTGAAGGTTGACCGAAGGATGAACTAGATGAGGAGCCGCCGAAACCGGAATTAGCTGGCATAGGTATCCCTGGCCCCTGATTCATCAACCGGGGTGGACCGGAATTTGAGAATTGGCTAAGGAGTCCACCGGCGGGGGGTTGTCCCGTAAAGGCTGTAATTGGATTCGAGGGAATCTGCATACCCTGATCAAACTGGTGTGTGGGGCCGGCGTTGTTCGAGTCGAATGCTTGGGCGGGCGGACGCGCGCCGGATCGGGCTCGGCCAGACCCAAACTGCCGGCCTCCAGCGGTTTGATCGAACTGGTTTGTCGGGCCACCGTTGTTGGAGGGATTGACCTGGAGGGGAATCCTACTCCCTGAGCGGGCTCGGCCAGTGGAACCAAAATCATAGAGTCCGGTTGGATCGCCGAATGCTTGGGGGGCGGGCGGACGGGCGCCGGAACGGGCTCGACCTGAGCGTGATTGATTATAGCGATCTCGAAACGCCCTTCCGAAATTTCCTCCGCCTCCCCACGATTCAAGAAGTCCCCGAAGGCTACCTCCCAAAGGACCGGGACCGGCTCGTTGTTGGAATCCCCCCGTTCCGCGTGGGGCGGCTACCCTTGCCCTGGCACCGGGGTTGTTTTGGAAGAGGTTTCGGAGCATGGCTCCAATCCCACCCGCCATCGGACCTGTGCTTGGGCCTGCCTGGGCTACCCGCCGGGATGCAGGGGCGGTTGAACCCTGATTACTTCTAAGGAATGTCTGGAGGAGTTGCTGCAATTGGGGGTTCATTAGGTTACCTTAAATTCCGCGGTCCCTTGGATCGTTACGGGGTAGGCTGTTCCAGGCTTGAATGAT